ACATTTGGAGATGGTGTTATAGGTAAAAAATTAGAAGAAGGAAATGTTATAACGTTAAATTATTTTGTTTCTTCTTTAGAAGAGCCAAACAAAGCATCAATCTTCACATACAACGGCGCAACTCTCATAGGCAGCAGCTTAACCGTAGTGGCTAATGATGTCGCCAATGGAGGCGCTGCCTCAGAAAGTATTGATGAAATTAAATACAATGCGCCTAGATTTTATGCAGCGCAAAATAGAGCAGTCACTGTAGAAGATTACAAAGCACTAATCTTAAAATATTTTTCTGCTGCTGAAACGGTTTCTGTTTGGGGTGGTGAAAATAACGATCCTCCAATCTATGGTAAAACTTTTATTTGCATTAAACCAAAAGACGCTTTAAAATTAACGAACATGCAAAAAGAAGAAGTTTTGTCTGAAATTTTACAAAGCCGAAGTGTTGTTTCTATAACTCCGGTGTTGGTGGACCCAGAATACTTTAATGTTAAAATCACCACCACGGTTTATTATAACAGTAGAGAAACTACTAAAACTCCAGACGATATAGCCAGTATCGTTAAACAAGCAATATATGATTATGATGATAATGAACTACAAAGATTTGACGGCGTATTAAGATATTCTAAGCTACTTAATACAATCGATAATGCAGACCCTTCAATCGTCAATAATATAACCAAACTTATTGTCACCAGAGAATTTACTCCAAAATTTGGTGTGGCTGCAGAATACAGATTAAATCTAATTAACCCAATTTCTCAAGAGGTCGGCAAACACGGATCAGCTTTTTCAACAACTGGGTTTTATATAAACGGGTTCTCTCAAATTTGTTATCTAGATGATGATTCTGTTGGCAATATTGGTTTATATTATGTCGGTCCGAGTTTAGAGAAAATATATTTAAATAAAACTATTGGTGTAATAGATTACACTGCCGGTAAAATAGTTGTAAGAAATCTAAACATTGTAGCATTAGCTGATGGAATATTTGAAATGCAAGTTAAACCAGAATCTTATGATGTGGTTTCTGCATTAAATCAACTTGTTCAAATATCTAGAGATTTATTGGTAGTTAATGTTGTTGCAGATGAAACTATTAATGGTGATCTGCAAGGCGGTTTTAACTATAAATTCACGTCAATTAGATCATAATGAAAAGAACAGATTTAGATTTAGTAGTAGCTAAACATCTTCCTGAATATATTAGGGAAGATTATCCAACATTTGTAGCGTTTGTTGAAGCGTATTATTCTTATTTAAAAAATCAAAATGTTGATTTTACGCAAATAAGAGATATTGATGACACGTTACAGGAATTTATATCGCAGTTTAAAAAAGAATTAGCGCATAATTTTCCTGTGGATTCTCAAAACGAGAGATTTTTATTACAAAGAATAAAAGATCAATATCTAGCTAAAGGATCTGAAGCGTCTTATAAACTTTTGTTCAGATTGTTGTTTGGTAAAAACGTAGAATTGTCATATCCTGGCAGATCTATGCTTAGGGCTTCTGATGGTCGATGGAACCAAGAAGTTTCTGTTTTTGTTCAAGTTGAATATGGAAACCCCAACGAAGTTGTTGGTAAAATTGTTGATATTCAAACGTCAAATCGCGTTCTTAATGTTTTGGTTGATAAGAAACAAGATATTGTCGGAGAATCAGCTGCAATTGCAGCTCTAGGTGGAAATGTATATGAATTATTTTTGGATAGAAAAACCGCAGGGGACTTCGCCCCAGGAAACATTATACGTTATAAAGATACATTTAAAGCAATAATTTTACCGTGCACAGCTAAAATAAATATTGAACAACCTGGAACAAATTTTCGCGTCGGTCAAGTGTTCGAAATACGATTAGGCAATGGCACTGGCGCGTTAATGAAGGTCACTAGGATCACTAAAACTGGTGGGTTGAAATCTGTAGAGTTAATTAATTTTGGTATCGGTTATACTGACGATTTCACATTAAGTATTTTATCTCAAAATAGTATTACATCTGGATTATTATCAGGATCTTCTGCGATTAATGATCCTGCGCTTATAAGTGTCAATTTGGGCACGATCGCCAGATACCCAGGGTATTTTCAAACCAACGATGGGTTTCTTTCTGATAGTATGTTCATTCAAGACAGTAGATATTATCAAGCATTCTCATATGTGATTAAAATTGATCAACGATTGCAGGAATATGCGTCAGCTGTAAAAACTATTGTGCATCCTGCCGGCATGGCGATGTTTGGTGAGTACACCATTGTTAATGATATCAATCTAGACATTGCTCTAGAATCAGCGATTAAGTTACTTGGAGTCACCCTAAGAGATTCAATCACAACATCTGAGAGTTTATCATTTACTGTATCTAAAGGCGCGTCTGACCAGATTTCACAAACAGAAACTGTTGCTATTACGGTGAATAAATATCTTGAGACTGCAACAGTTGGATCTTGGTCCGACAATGGCGCTATTTGGAAAAACCCATACCATTTAGAGGATTGGTATAACTATTCTGAACAATATGGTGAAGGTCTAGAGCAAACCTTTACTGATTAACGAGGAGATTTTATGAAAACTGAAATTGGTGACGCATTAAAAGCGACAGGTAATGTTCTTGTCACACAGACAAATTCTGAGGGGCGCGTCATCAAGCAGTTCACCGTCCCTAATCTAGTCGTCGCTACTGGAAAAAATTATATTGCATCAAAAATGACTGCGACTACCAATTCGCCAGTTTCTATGTCGCATATGGCTATTGGTACTGGAACAGTCGCCGCAGCATTCAATGATACAACATTGGGCACAGAAGTCGCTCGTGTTTCTTTATCATCATCTGTGACGGCAGACAATAGTATCACATATTCAGCAGCATTCCCTGCTGGTACAGGCACTGGTAATATTACAGAAGCTGGTGTGTTTAACGCTTCTTCTGGTGGGATTATGCTGTGCCGCACGTCATTTTCTAGTGTTTCAAAACAACTTGGCGATAGTATCACAATTACTTGGGTTGTTACAGTAAGTTAATTTTTTTAGGCTGGCATATGGCGTTCACCAATTCTAATTCTTTGATAAAAACTATAGCGCACCGTTCACTCGCTGAAGGTGTTTACAGAGACGTTGTAAGTAGAAGCTCTAATTACTATTATTATCTTGGTAAGACCCTTGATTGGGTAGACGAACTTCAACCGCCAAACCCAGTTGATAGTTATGAATATGAAAGAATATCAAGAAATGAAATTATAACGTTAAAAGAAATTAAATCTTCTGATGTGGCGTTCGTCATTCCAAGAATAAATTGGGTTTCCAATACAGTATATGATAAGTATGATGATTTATATTCAGATGAGGTTATTGGATTAGACATTATAGATGGCGGCTCTGACTACACATCAGTTCCAACTATTACTGTTACAGGTGGTGGCGGTGAAGGCGCTCAATTTAATGCAGTGCTTTTTCAGAATAAAATAATTGATATAGAAACGGTTTCTAGAGGCAGAGGCTATACTGCAGAACCAACTGTCACTGTTACTGGTGGTGGTGGTTCTGGCGCTATTTTAACAGCTAAAGTTAATATCGCTCCGTCTGGTTCTCAAAAATTAGAAGATTGCATTTTTTATGTGATGACGGATGACTTTAATGTTTACAAATGCTTAGATAATAATAACGGCGCGGAATCGACGATTAAACCTATCGGAACACAGATATCACCGATCTATACGTCAGACGGATATGTGTGGAAATATATGTACAATGTTCCAATTGTACTAAGAAATAAATTTTTATCTGAGACGTTTATCCCAGTAACAACTGCGTTGACTAATCAATTTTATTCTAATGGCTCTATTGATAATGTAATTATTACCAATAAAGGATCAGGATATACTGGAGCGCGCATATCCGTGTCTGGTGATGGGTATCTAGCGTTAGACCCAGTTTATTTACAATCTGTTATTATTTCTCAGCGAGGCTCAGATTATAGTAGCACTCCTACTGTCACAGTTGCTGATCCTATAGCAAACGCGACGTTATGGGTTTCTGGTGGGCTATCAGTAATTTTAGGTCAAAAAATAAAAAATAGTTATGGAGATTTTTATGAAGTTGTTTCTGCTGGTACTTTAAATAGCGTTTCTGAACCAACGCATAAATCTGGTATAATCATCAACGGAACAGCAGCGCTAAAATATATTGGCACCAGAGCAACTGCGACCGCAACAGTCGTCGATGGTGAGATAGATGATATTACTTTATTGGGTGGTGTTGCAGACGTTAATATAATTAACGCAGGTTCTGGGTATACGACGCCACCAAGAGTATTTTTTTCTGGTGGAGGTGGAGGCAACGCGACAGGGTTTGCAGATTTAAGAAATGGTTCTGTGTTGCAAGTTAAAATTACCAACTTAGGCAGCAATTACACTTCTGCTCCAACGGTGTCTTTTGGTACTCAATGGGTCTCTGATGATTATACAAACATCGGTGATCAGATATATTTTTCTAATAGATTATACACAGTATCTGGTGGTATTAATCCATTAAAAGTTGATGAGTCGTATTATACCAGCAAATTCGCGCAGCTTGGTATTGTGATAGATGATGAATTAAACACACCATGTACGGCATCATTATTTTTCTCGCCAGATGGACTAAAAATGTTCGTTGGCGATGAATGTAACTACACTGTTCAAGCATACGACCTAGCGATAGCATGGGACGTTTCTACTGCCTCGATTGTTAGTAGCGATTCGGGTTGGCTTGAAGAAACATCTCCTACTGGTTTATATTTTAGTTCCGATGGCACAAAAATGTACGTTGTTGGTACAATACGAACTGAAGTATATCAATATAATCTTGATACTGCGTGGACATTACCACCGGCTACGCCTGGTGTTGGCGAATCACCGCTGGAGCCAAGTGAAGAATCATTTTCTATCAATTCACAAGACACAAATCCTGTAGGATTAGCATTTAGCTCTGATGGAACTAAAATGTATATTCTAGGGGGTGCTAACAATACAGTTTATCAGTATAACCTAGGAACTGCATGGTCTGTTTCTACTGCTGTTAGTGATTCTTCATTCGATGTTTCTGCGCAATCACTCACCCCGAGCGCCATAACATTTAGCAGTGATGGTAAATACATGTTGATTGTTGATAATGGATCATCTAATGTTCATCAGTACAATCTGGCAACTGCTTGGTCAATATCAACTGCATCTCATTATAATTCTTTTTATATTGCAGCAGAATTTGAGCCGATCAGAGGTATATTTTTAGAGTCATCCAATAATTATTGGTATATCGCCAAGAGCTATACCCATACGGTTCACCAATATCAAGTTCCACAAAGATTAAAATTGGGAAGTGTTTCACCATCTCATAATTCTGGTTCTGCTACTAATGGTGATGTCACTTTAACATATGCTGGACAACCTGCTACTGGAACCGCAGTTTTAAAATACGGTTCTGGTTATTCAGCGCAACCAGAAATTACTATAACTGATACCACTGGATCTGGTGCTCAAGCGTATTTTACTTTGTCTAAATCAGAAGCTAAAATAGTTCCAATTATTGAAAATGGGCAGATAACTGGTGTTGACGTTCTTGATGGTGGTGTTGGATATACATCTGCGACGTTAACGTTGTCTGGCGATGGTGTCGGCGGCGCGCTCGCGGCAGATCTTAATATCGGAAATATTCAATCCGTGCAGGCTAATACAGAATTGTTAACTAAAGCTGGTACTATTAACTGTATTGAAATAATTAGCGGTGGTTATAATTATTCAGAATGTAGTATATCAATTAATGGTGATGGTACTGACGCGACAGCAGAGGCAGTAATAGACGAGTTTAATAGAATAACTAAAATAAATATTACTAATCCAGGAATTGGATATACTTATGCCAATGTTTCTGTGACTGGTGATGGGTTGGGAGCTAAACTAAGAGCGATTATATCCCCATTTGGCGGTCATGGTAAAAATTCTTCAGATGAATTATTTGCGCGAACCTTGATGTTTT